CAGAAGGATTGGAAGACGCGCCGTAGGGGGCCTTGGCGGGGCTATACGGGGCGTCCTGACGCGCTGATGCTGCATCACACGGCGGCGGCGGCTACGGAGTCAACGGATCCTCGCGCTGCGGGCAATCAGAAGGGCGCGAACGATAACGTGATCCGGTATATCCAGTCGCATTACGAGGTGCCTGCCGCTAACTTCACGCTGGACCGTGACGGCACCGTGTACGTCCATTCGGTGTGGCCGGTGTGGCACGCCGGTAAGGGCTCGTTCAAGTTGAAGAAGCCGTGGTCCACGTTCAGCATCCCTGACGATATGGGAAATGATTACCTGCTGGGTGTGGAGATCATGTCGAAGGGCCGGAAGAAGGACTTCACGAAGGCGCAGAAGGAGTCTCTTGCTGCCCTTCAGGAGGCGTGCGGGGTGGCCGCGAGGTGGCCGGTTGACAAGAGGACCGCCACGGTCCGTCACCCGAGGCACAAGGATTGGACCGAGCGGAAGATCGACATCCTTTACACGAACGATGAAGTGAACGGTTGGATGGGGTAGCCTGTTCCCGTCAGTCACTACTGTCACGGGAGCAGCATGAGCCTGTCTGCGCGTATCGCTAGTTTCGAGCCCGCTGTGGTCGGCGGGAAGTGCCGGGTGTGTGAGACGATCAAGGGCCTGCCGGAGGATGAGCGGGCTGCCCTTCAGGGGGCGCTTGAGGATAAGCGGATTAGTAACTCTGCCCTGTCGAATATCCTGAAGGCTGAGGGGTATGAGATTGGTGAGTCGACTGTTCGCCGCCATCGTCGGGCTGAATGTAAGCGGATCCTGTGAGTATCAAGGGCAGGGTCACCGAGGAAGGTATCCAGCAGGCCGCTGAGATTGAGGACCTTCGTGGGGCCCTGTTGCGGGCTCAGCGGGATCTGTTGAAGGCTAAGGGCCGTTCGGAGCATTTGACCGAGGTCGTTATAGAGGCCGCTAGGGACGCTGTTTTGGCGCACCCTATCCAAGTACCATCTCCGGCTAAGGATGCGCGTAAGGGCCGTTCTGAGGCCGCTGTGTGGCATTTGACGGACTGGCAGGGCGCTAAGAAAACCACGTCGTATAACACGGATGTTATGCGGGAGCGTGTCCACAGGTTTGTGGATAAGGCTGAGAAGATAACGAACCTGCAACGGGCCAGCCACCCGGTGAAGGAGTGCCACATCCTTCTCGGTGGGGACATGATCGAGGGCCTGTTCAACTTCCCGACCCAGCCGTTCGAGATCGACGCCACCCTGTTTGAGCAGTTCGTCACCGTGTCTAACCTTCTAGTTGAGGTTACGGTTCGGGCCGCTGGGATCTACGAGAAAGTCACCGTCGTCGCCGAGTGGGGCAACCACGGCAGGCTCGGATCGAAGAGGGCCGCTATCCCCCGCTCGGATAACGCTGACCGGATGACGTACGAACTGGCCCGTCAGGTGGTCCTTGGCAGCAAGATCAAGAACGTTACGTGGCAGGACTGCCCGGAGGACATTCAGCGGGTAGAGATCGGCAACTATCGGGCGCTCCTCATCCATGGGGACGAGATCGGTAGGAACGGCTACGCCTCCCCGACGACTATCGTGAATCATGTGAACCGCTGGCGGTCAGGTTCCTACGGCTGGCACTTCCGAGACACCTATATTGGGCACTATCACACTCACTATCAAATGTCGCTAGCAGATGGGGCGGGGGCTGTTTATGGGACTGGCTCGACGGAATCGGACAACCGCTATGCCTCAGTCGGACTCGCCTCCAGCGGAGTCCCCTCGCAACGTCTCCATTTTGTCGACCCGGAAGAAGGCCGGGTCACAGCCCAATACCAAGTGTGGCTCGATGATTGACGTGACCGTAGCGAACGAAGCAGTCCGGCTCGTGGCGGAAGACCGCAACGATACGTACGGTCCACCGGAGGAGAACCTGCAACGGATAGCGGACCTGTGGTCTGGCTATTTGGAACACGGTGTCACAAAAGAGGACGTTGCCCTGATGATGGTTCTCCTGAAAATCAGTCGCTCTAAAGCCGGATACTCCAGGGACAACTCGGTGGACGGAGTAGCCTATTTCCTGATCCACGACAGCCTCGCAAAGGGAACATGATGGGCACAACAAGTAAGAACCTGATAGCGAAAATCACATACGGTGACCTGCGTGTAGAACTCACCGCTGAGGGTGCCTCATGGAATCCTGACGTTGCCGACGACCTCATCAAACGAGCAGCGGGACTGTGGAAAGAAGCACTAGAAGCGATGCTGGAAACCAACACATGGCTCGCATATGACGCTGATACCGACGACGACTGACGAACCGCTCGTCTACTGCGAGCGATGCAAGGGACCAGGCGGCAGCGCGTACCGTGGCTGGCAACTGTTGTGCCAGGACTGCGCTAGGGCAGACATGGACTGGTATGACGATTGACCACTTCTACCATGTTTACGCTGGCGGACAGTGGGAACAACCAGTAGAAGAACATCTGCAAGCCCTCTACCAATCAGGTCTAGCGGAACACATCGAACACATGTACGTCGGGTATGTGGGACCGATAGACCGTATCGCTGCTGCTGAGAAAGCCATCACTAACGCTGTCCCCTGCACCACCATTACGCGAAGCGCAACAGGCTGGGAGCAAGAAACAATGGGCCTGATACCCCACTACCTCAGCGGCAACCCTGTGATGTACGCGCACACAAAAGGGTCCAGCGACCCATCCCCCATCAACATTGCGTGGCGCAGGTCCATGACCATTGAGTGCATCCTGAACTGGCCCAGGGCACTAGATGCACTCCAGTCATACGACATCGCTGGATGTCACTGGCTCATGGCCGCTGACATGAAATGGTTCTTCGGCGGCACATACTGGTGGGCCACATCCGACTACCTTCGCACGCTCCCAGCGATAGGCAACGAGAACAGGTTCCAGGCTGAACATTGGGTAGGGTTGAACCCAGAAGTGAAGGTGTTCGACTTGAAGCCAGGGCACCCAGGAAACATCCCACTAGATACGGATTGGCGAACATGAGCAGACTGAAGAAGATTTACAGCAACTACTCCTATCCCGGTGGCTGGGGTGACAAGGGCACAGCGCACAACTACCTGCCCACGTACGAGAAGTACATGGATCGCACCGATGGTGTGACTGTGCTGGAAATCGGTGTGATGCGGGGCCACTCCATCGCCATGTGGAATGAGTTCTTCACAAACAGCCGCGTTGTCGGGCTAGACATCACCCTGCTGAACATTGAGTTTGAGTTGGACAACGTGTTCAAGTGCGACGCGACAAACGCAGCAGCGGTCGATGCGCTACTCCCAGGCTGGACTTTTGACTACGTTATAGATGACGGGTCACATTTCGTGCAGGACCAGTTGGCTTCTATCGACGTGTTTCTTCCACGCATGAACCCAGGTGGGCAGTACTTCATTGAGGACATCGCTGGGGACGAACCATTGATGCTGATTGAGCGGAAACTTCAGGGCAAGGATTACACGGTGGTGGATGGGCGTGGCCCGAGCAGGCCGATGGATGAAATCATGGTCGTCGTGCATTGCTAAACACGTCAACCCAGTCGTCACGCCTGTGTTCTATCGCCCACTGCTCTGACACAATCTTGTGCCCAATTGCAGCGGCACGCTTACGGTTCTTGTAGTCCAGCAGTATCTCTACCGCCGCTGTCCATTCTTCTGCCGTGTCAGCGAGTATCCCAGCGCCACTCTCATGCAGGAGCCTGTACTCGGGTAGCGGTGATGCTACGAACGGTATACCCGCAGCGGAGTATTCAAGGCCTTTGATATTTGACTTGGCGTGATTGAAGGGGATGTTGTTGAGGGGGACGATGCCGATGTCGAATCGGAGTCCAGCGGCGTAGTCGTGGATGGGAACAATGGGGGATGTTGTAACGCGATGCGCTGGTATTCCCGTGATGTCCGCAAACGACGGGGAATCAGGGTCGTGGCCTGCGTGGTGGAACGTGAGGTCATGTCGCTCCAGTAGGTCGGGGAGCCAGTCTCGTAGTTGTTCTAGGTCGTTGTTGCGGTAGGACGTTGCCCCGGCCCAGCCGATGACGGGCCGCTGTGTGTTGTGCTTGCGGCGTTCGAACTGCGGCAGGTTGACGGCGTTGCGGATCATGTGTACGTCGGGGTGCCATTTGTACGTGTCGTACAGGAATGGGGTAGAGACGGTGAGGGTGTCGGCTTCTTCGATTACCTGCTGGTAGTAGTAGCGGTTTGCTTTCTTGTTGCGCTCTGGGTCGGTCAACTCGTATGCCTTGTTGGCGGGTGTGAGGGCTTCGTGGTAGTCGTCAATATCCACGATGATTCGCTGGCCTAGTGATTGGGCGATGCGGATTTGTTCGGGGGTCCAGCGGAACATGATGAGTTTGAGGACGATGGTGTCGAATCCGAAGATTCCTGTGGTTTCGGTTTCTTTTACCCCGAATCCTTGCTTTGGGTCCCATGCTGGCATTCCCATGCGGGCTTTCTGTCCGCTGACGCTCATGGGTAGGAGGCAGCGGT